TTATTCGGATCATCCGTGCGGGTGATCTCCTTCTTACCGGGCATCTTTGACGGGTTTATGGCCCCCATGCCACGAGAAGCCATCATTTTTTGTACATCCCGCCGCCGCACATAACAATAGTGCCTTTGGTTTTTCCGCGTTGAGCGCAACCATCGCCGCGCGATGATGCAGTCATACCGCCTTTTTTCATGCCTGTACCAGCAACACCCGTTGGATTTGAGCTATCCATATTTACAGGGCCGCTCATATCTTCATATTCATCAGAATTTTTAGATTTTTCATTTGCAACAGCGTCTTTGCCGCTTAAAGATTTGACTGCCGCACCCACACCTGCCGCACCTGCGGATCTCACAGCCATTCTGTTAATGGCGCGGTCTTCAGCTAATTCAACCGAACGCTTTGCTGCACCCCTTGCCTTTGTAGGTGGCGAGGTCAACTTTCTGAGATCGTCCATCACGCTGGCATTGCCTCTAAAAGAAGGCATATTGCTGTACTTAGTGCCGCTAACACTTGCGCCACCACCGCCAGTATCTCTGCCTTCAAGAGGTGTTAAATCATCACCGCGTCTAGAATTGCTTGAGGCCATGATTAACAAATCCTTCCGCGTGTTTTGCCTTTGGTAGCAATACCATCTGCGCGTTTAGACGCAGATGACGTCATGCCGCCTGAAGCCATTTTTTTGACGGATCCGCCTTTTTTCATACCTTGGCTTTCGCGATACTCTCTTGGCGATTTAATCGTACTTGCGTAATCTCCGATAGCCCTAGGCACAGACATAAAAGCATCCGCTATAGCTTGACGATTTGCCATCTTTTCTTCATCAGTGGCATTTGGCGAATAATTTGTAGAAACTTTTGGTGCGCTTTTGAGTCTACTGCCTTCATTTCCATAATTTTCATTACGCAAATTTTGGGAGGCAATAGCAGATTTACCAGCATTTGCCAGCATATTGTTTTGCGCATCAGACATACGTTTTGCCGCAAGCTTTACCGCAAGCTTTGCGGCGGGATTTGTGGCAGTTTTCTGTCTAGACCCACCCATTACTCCAAGCGGATATGCATTTGCAGTTGTGTTATCCGCGCCAGTATCAGCACTTGAATCAACACTTGAGCCAGATTTAAGGATTGCGTTTAAAACACCAGCATTGGTGTCATTAACTGCGTTTTGCCCGGGGGACATATTGCTGTTTACACGAGCCAATGTATCGCTATCATCAGACATCCTGCTAACTCTGTTGGCGTTAGCCAATGCGTCGTTGTCGCTTTGCCCTTGATTTTTCTGGGAAAGTTGGTATCCCAAAGCGCCAAGTGCTGCTAACCCAGCCAAGTCTTTAAGTTTTGCCATTTTTAACTCCTAGATTAACAATATGCTTTGCCGCCTTTAGCGAGCATTTTGCCCTTGGTCTTGCCTTTAGTGGCAACACCGTCGGCACGAGCAGAAGCTGAACCGCCGGAAGCCATCTTCTTAGCAGTGCCACCTTTTTTCATCATCATTTGCTTTTTGTCCATAGCCATGTCAGCTTTAGAGCCTTCTTTAACGCCCTTTTTCTCAACATCCTTGCCGGACTTCTCAAAAGCAGCCATGCTCATTCCGCCTTTTTTCATGCCGTCTTTTTTCTTAGCCATCATTGCCATAAAGCCGGGGTTCATTTTTGTTGCCATAGCGTTTCCGCCTTTCTTAAAAAGTTCTTGTTTACCTTGATTGGTTTTAGGATTGTTGATTGACTGGGAATCTGCGCGGGTTTTAGGTGCGCTACCAAACTTCATGCCTTTGCTGGCCTCACTGAAGTCCTTACCAACAGATTGGGGAACCCCAGTCTGCTTCGCAAATGCTGGGTTATGTGCCACAGCATCCATGAATTTCTTTTGTTTTTCACTTGTTGCTGGCATCGTCATCTTTCTTTTTACGAAACAACGTATAAAACTCTTTACCTGTAGCCATTTCATAGATACGCATGACACCTACCACTGCACCAATCAAACCAAATACGGGGGTGATTAAATCCAAAAAAGTACCAAGCGTGGTAAATACTGCCGCGAGGTCTAACACATTTTTTACGGTGTCTGTTTGTTCAGTCATGTCAGCACTTCCATCTTGCTAAAGAAGCCGCCTTACGGGTAGGCTTGCCTTTTTCATCTTTCATCGGGCCGGGCATACCAGACATACGAGCGCAGAATGACTTTTTACGTGGGCCACCTTCAGGCTGTGGAGCCTTCAAGTTGCTTCCTGTTGCTGCGTTGTATTTGGCACGACCTTTGGCAGTCAAGCCCGCACCTTTAGATACTGGAAGCTTTTCACCGCGACCAACAGCTAGAGAGGGGCCTTTTTTCTTAGCCATAGAACACTTCAATACCCACAACCGTCCCTACGCTGGTTGTTAAGTACAGTCCTGTAGTTGCCAAAATACCCTCTCCGGGTATATTGATGCTAAAGTTCACGGGCGTGGTAACGCTGGCAATGTCCATCGTAAACAAAACAGCACCAGTAGCGCTGCCATCACGAATCTCAAATGTTGCGGCTGTTGAAGCTTTAGGGCTGACCACAATACCTTTGAGGCGTGTACGCCCAGTCATAAAAGAACCAGCGGCAGATAAATGCGCCGCTTTAACGTCTGTCTGCATCATAATTAATCTCCTTTTAAAAAGGGGCCGAAGCCCCTTTGATTAATTACTGTTGAGTGTTGCTTGGGTTGGCAGAACCGTCAGAATCTTTGACAACGTACTGAATGGTTACAGTAGCTGCGCCGCCACTTGCCGTGCCTGCGCAAGCATAAATGACGTTAACGATTAAATCAGTTGTACCAACGTTTACAAACGTAGCGACTTGAGCGCCAGTCAGGGTAGTGGTTGCACGACCAATAGCCAATGGGGTTGTAGTTGCGCCGCCTACGACTGCCAACGAAGAAGCGCCAGCAGTTTGAATGGTGATGGTGTTACCAGTTGTGCCAGCGTATGCGGTAGTAATGTCAACAAAAATGTTGGTTATCTGCGCTCCAGCGGGCAGAACAAATAATTGTTTTGCTGTGGTGTCGTTGACGGTGGTTGTGGCTGTTTGAGTAACAGTTGTAGCACCCATATTGCGGATAGTGCCAGCGGTAGTGCCGGTTGTGTTTTTAACAGTACCCAACAACCAAGGGCCAAGGTGTGTTGCAAATCCCATGTTCATATCTCCATGCGTTGTAGCGTATCAATCTGCATGAGGTCAGCCGAGCCTGTTTGATACGCCGATGATTCTCGGAATGCGTTCAATATACACCATTTAAACAGTTGCTACAAGAGTTTAAACAATAAAAAAGGGAGCCGAAGCCCCCTTTTTCTTACCGCCTGATTAGGACGAACCGGGAGAACCGAAGATTCCCAATGGATCAGACCAGCCAAAGCTGTAACGCTCGCGGGCTTTGTAACGGACGTTGCCGGTATCAAAGTCACCATCCATGCTGTTGGCAAGGGGTGAACGAACGAAATGCTTCAGGCCGTTAGGCACATCAGTAGTCAAATACCAGCCGTTTGTGTCGGTCAGGTAATGGTTAATGGTGTAGCCTTCAGGGATAGAACCGTTGTTCTTCAACGCATTGATGTCGTTGTCGGTTGTGCCAACACGGAGGTTGGTTTCCAACAGGCGGGTAGCCACGAACTGCAATGCAGGGGGAACAATCAGCTTCTTGGGCTTAGCGGCGATCAACAAACCACGCTCGTCTGTCCAAGCGGCGATCTGAATGACTGCGTTTTCCAGCGAAGTTTCATTCAAGTCAGCAGCAGTGGAGGGACGGTTGGAGTTAGTTCCACCAGAAACCAAGGGGTGAGCAGTGCTAAACAAAGCAACGCCGTCGCCACCGGGATAAGCGGCAGAGAAACCATTGTTGATAGTAGCAGCAGCTTTTACCTGCTTGGTATACGCCATTGCACGAGCCAAACCTTTGGTGTAACGAGCAGACAAGCTGTCGTACAAGTTATCTTCAATCGCTTCTTCAGTGATTGAGAAACCCAAAGCAATGGTTTCATGGTTGTAGC